AGACAGGACCGCTGAAAGCTGTTTTGCCCATGTATCACCTGAAGGAGAGCTCGCAGCAGCCCGGTGAAAGGCCACTCCTGCCGCGGGAGCACCGCGAGCTCAAGAAGACAGCGGCTTACAGAATCAAGCCCCGGCCGTGCCGTATGCGCCAACCCACGTCCACGCACCCACCGAGAACCGATGCCGGGTCTTGAAGATCCGGTTGCCCGTGCGCGCGTCAATCGCCATCGGCTCCGTGCTGATCGGCACACGACGGTAGAACGTCAGCCCGTGCTGCGCCTTGGCCGATGCCGTCACGAACCACGCATCGTTGTCGGTCAGCCGCTGATTGACGATCAGGTTCCACGTGCGGCGGGACTTGATCGGGTTGCGGTCGTTGTCTGCCGAACCCGGCAGGCCCACGCTGTTCAGGAGCCGATCCGCCAGGAACTCGAGCGCGGGCGGCACGATCAGGTTCAGGCTCGTGACAGGAGACGCCAGGTGCCCCGCCTCGTCCTTCTGGTCCGTCTGGAAGTCCACCAGCGCCTGTTGGAGGGATGTAGCCGACAGGTCAGCATCCGTAGACGGCCTGTTTTTCGCGGTCCCGCCACCCTTGAGCAAGTGGGCAGAGTTGAACAGCGACACCCCGTCAGGAGTCGTTTCCGTGGTAAACCCGTTGTTCAGCACGTTAGCCGCACGGCCTTCCTCGACATAGCGCGCCGAGAACGCCAGCCACTCGCCGGCCCCGTTCAGGATGTTTTCCGGGTCGTCTTCCAGGGCGGTCTGGGTCACTTCGAACCCAAGGCCGTTCTCGGTGTGCGTGAAGTCCTTCGTGTAGCCCTGCCGCAAGGTATCGAAGGTGTACGGATCGCCCTCAGGCTTGCTCTGGGTGTCTCCGAAGGGCACGTAGGTCACCACGCGCTCGAACTTGCGATCGCTCGAGCGGACGGTGAAGTACCGCGTGTAGATCCGCTGAAGTTCTTTCAGCCGATCCTTCATGATCGAGTAGAACGCCTTGTCTACGTTGTCGTAGAGGGCGTCAAATGTACCGCGTGTCTGTGCCATTGGTCAGCCCCCCGATCAGTCGAAGAAGGCCAAGAGGTAGGCCGTCGAATCGGCCGGCGTCTTGGTCAGGAATTTGAACGAGACAGCCCCGCCGCTGTCGCCTTCGGCATCGATCAGGCCGGTGACCTTGGCCCGCACGTTCGCCGCCGTGCTGTTGGAAAGGTCCACCTTGTGGATCGACAGCGTCGAGTCCCACACGATCGCCTTCATCTTGCCCACCTGGCTCGAGGCCAGGTTCGCGCCCTGCGTCTGGGCGCGGAATTCGACCATGGGATTCGCTTCCCAGATCGAGATCACGGTGCCGCGGACGTTCGAAAGCCCGCCAACCGTGCCGGCCGCAGTCGGCGTATCGGCCGCGACTACCACGATCGCCGTGGACATGACGACGCCCGCCGTCTGCGAAGACGGGAGCACCTGTGAACCGTTGGTGTCGGTGTTGACATCGAGGCCGACGATCCTGCCCAGCGTGATCGCATTCGAGCTGATGCCGGACGAGATCGGCATCGAGCGCATGGGGAACGCTCCCCACGGCGATTTGAACGGGCGCAGGATCATCCCCGACGTGAGGGTGATATCTGCCACTTGTTGCACTCCCCCGCGCAGCTGACGCCACGCAGACGAATAGACGGGTTGATGGGAGGATCAAAAACCGTCAGGCTGGTGCTGTTGATCCGAAACGACAGCCGCAACCGCAACGCCGCGTCAGGCACGGGCGAGGCCAGTCCCACTCACGGCAGGGACCACGCGCGAAACACCGAGATTAGCGGCTCTGGTGGGGCCGTTGCTGGGGGGATGTGATTAGATTAGCAATTCCTTACGGGTTTGTCAAGCCCTTGTCTTCGCGGCGAATACTGGCCAGGACGGCTAGGCGGGCTTCCAGATCGCGGACGTGGTCAAGCACGATCCTGATCGCTAGCGCGTCTTGGGCATCGCACATAACCTCGTCGGGGAACCCGTGCCCCTTCAACAGCCGTACGCCTAAATAGCCAGCGTTTGTTTCGGCCATTTGCTGGTTGCGCCTGACCCTACAGATCGCCCACGCGCGATCAGTCTCGGTCATGGCTTCGGCCCCATCGTGGCTAGGACGGCGGCGAGTTGCGCGGCGCACTTGCGATATGTCGCCGCGTCATCGAGCCACCGATAGCGTTCAGCATCCTCACGCCACTGCGCGACTAACGCCGTGAGCGGGGTGAGGGCGAGTGCGGCCAGCTTGGCTTCGGCGGCTTCGGCGCGGGCGATCTGTTTCGTCCACATGGCGCGCAGTTGCCGCGTGTCCGCGTGCGCCTCATCCCGTTCGCGGCGCAGCGTCTCGATCTCCTCCTGCGCCTCTCGGGGTGGGGTGCGGAGCAGGAGGTCGAAGGGTTGTGCTGATTCCTTTTTGGCTTTGCCGGTGTGGTCAGGCTCGGGTAGTGCGATGGACCCACCGTCCACGCCGAGGGCTTGTGGTTTGCCCTTGAGCGCAACGAAGTAGTTGTCTCGCCAGCGTGCCGCCGTCTCTTGCCACTCATGCGATTGCTTGTCCCAGTCCCCGCCGCTGACGTTGGCGAGCACGACCCACAGCATCTCGGCTGCGTCTTCCAGAGCCTTGAGCCGCAGCCTAAGCGGTGAGCGGTCAGGCAGGTCAATCGAGTCTTGTTGCGCTTTCATGGCCACCTCCTGCGCCTCTTGGGGCGGGGTGCGGAGCAGGGCGGCGGCTTCGCGCACAACGTCCCGAATGTATTGCTTATTGCGCCACGAAACAGATGACCCGACCAGTAAGGATCTCACTGTCTCCAGTTCCGCCGCGACCGCCTCTCGTGACCGCTCTGTCATGCCGCCTCCTGCTTCTGCCCGGTCTTGAAGCCCGTGTTATACCCTCGACGGTAGACCGTCATCAACAACGCCATGAGGTCTTCGTGCGTCAACCGCTCGCCCGTCACTATGCGCTGCACGTCGCTCCGGAACAGCTTCGCCCGCAGCCGGTGCGCGGAATTCTTGCGGCCCTTCCGAGCCCCCTCAGCCTTGATCGAGCCGGGCACGCAGCGAGGTGAGCAGAACCGCGTCCTGACACCCGTGGTCCGGAACATCCGGGTCACACGGTTGACGCCGCAGGTTTCACAGAGCGGTAAGGGTTCGGTCATGGCTGCTTCTTGGGCCTCCCGCCCTTCTTGCCGTTGCGGCGGGCGGCCGCGGCTTTCTTGCGGCTGGTGATGCCCTTGCCTGCTAGCCCACCCTTGCGACCAAGCGCGACAGCGTGAGGGTTCTTTCTGGCCGTGTAACGCGTCTTCTTGCCTTCACGCCAACCGCACGCAGCGCACACATCATCGTCCCACTGCTCGCCGCACATCGGGCAGAAATGCTTCATGGCGATGGCCTCGCCTTCTTCTCGCACCTGACACACGGACGTTCGATGTAAAGATCCACGCCCCAGCCGTGCCTTGGCTTCAGGCCGCACAATGCAGCGCGGCGGCCAACATCGCCAAGCGTTTCTCCCTTCGCGCATCGAACCGCGTGTAGCCGCCAGCCGACTTGGCCGCAGTCAGCGCCATGCGTGTGCGACCGACCAGACGGAGCAGTCGTGAGCCATTCGACGCCCGGTACGCTCGCCGGCTCCGGTGTGATATTCCCCCACACGCCGCTCATTTCGCCGCCTTCCTGCGCTCAGCCTCGCGCACGTGCTTGACGATGTGGGAATTCATACCAACCCCGCGCGCAATCACTTCCTTCCCGCAAATTAAGCACCGTGTGTGGGCCTTACCGTTTTTGTAAAAGCGGTCGGGGAAGTATGTCTGGCAAACCGTTGCGCCGTTGTTTGTGCCCATGCAGAGAGAATAACCCATAGCGGTATGGGTGTCAAGGAAAATTGCAACTATTTTTCAGGCCCCTACAGCCCAGCCCTCGTAAATCCGCGTTTCGGTTTCCGCGCCTTGCTGGCCTTCTCGATCGCATCCTCCGCACTGTAAGCCTTCGCCCTGAACCGATCGCCCTTTACACACCCGCAGGGCACGGCGTAGCGGTGCTCCCAGTCGTCGTCCTTGTGGGCGCAGAACTTCCGGCCACACCGCTTCAGATGCCGGCAGTCCGTCAGCTCATAGCCGATATCGGAACACACCTGGCAGAAGAACGTCCACTCCCGTTCCCGACCCTTCGGCCAAATCTCCAGAATGACCCCTTCCAGGCCCCT